CGAAGTCCCAGCCAGACCATGGCTGATCGCGACTTGCTCAATCAAAAACTGGATGGCCGAGACAATCTCGCGGATGGGAGCCTTCTGGCTTTCGAAGCCGAGCGCTCCGTTCTCCGGGAGCTCAACCAGCGTGCCCGGGTCAACGGTGATCGAGCCGCCGCCTTGCTTGCCCTTTTGGATCCAGCCGACCCCGAAGCCTTGCTGGCGGATCACATAAACGAGGTCGGTCAACTTCTCATTCAAAACCTCTTGAGCATTTACAAGGTCATCCCCGCCGGGCAGCCAGAAGTCCGATGTCGGGCATCCGTCCCACACCGGCACGAAGGGGAGCATACGGTACGGGTTCGCCTCCTGCCGGGTGATCGTGCCGTTCCAATCAAGGCGCGAAACACTCTCGGGGGTCCAGAGGGAATACTCGACTTCCTCTGTTCGCCCGGACTCGGGATAGTGCGCGATCAAGAGCCGCGTCAAGTCCTCCGGCGCGGCGCCGGTCACCACGTCGAGGACATCACCGGTCAAAATATCGAGATCCATCCGGCCGCGGCGCCATACAGGACGAAGGAGGGAGGTCTTTAGAAGCTTCGCGTACCGGCTGGCCACCTTCATTTTGATCTGCAAGGAGCAGCTCTCGCCGATCTCGTCGAGGATAGCCCGGTCCTGGTCGGTCCCGCCGTCGAGCTCCCGGTGGGCGTCGGCGATGTAGACCACAGCTTGGTTGTTTACGATTTTCCGGAGGACGTTGACTGCGTAACAGAGGGTCAACTTTTCGGGCTCGCTGAATAGTTCCTGCAGGCGGGCGAAAAGGTAATCGGACTGCTGATCGTGGTAGAAGTCCAGCCGCTTCCGCGCCTCTGCCTTGCGTTCCTGGGAGGAAGCAAGGTCAAGGTCGAGATTCAACCGCTGGAAAAGAGCGGGAATTTGCGAAGCCCAGAGCATGGTACCCTTTCGAAAAGTGTCTCATGTATGAGACATAGTGTATCATGCTTCTGAGATCCGTCAAGGGTTGCAGACCAATTTTTGCTGGTTATCCTTACAATTGGAAGACACATTGCCTATTTATGGCGTTAAAATTGCGTACCCTGACTTAAGTGACAACAGAATCTAAAGCGAGTCAAAACGAGTCAAAAATATTGACAAGAATAGCCGTGTATGATTTAAGCAGGCCAATTGGTTAGATGAAAGCAAGCTCCCGCCTAAAGTCTATGGGCTTTTTTCCGATACTTCAATGAAGGAGGGCCGAGATGACCGCGTTAGCGCTCCATAGAGGCCACGTAGAGGAAAAAGCTCGCAGGTACTTGGACGAACTGAATAGGACCATCAATCTCTTCCAGGCATCCAAGTTGTATTTGAAAGCTCTGTCCAATACTTTATTCCTCCTTAGAAATAGCAACAGCCTAAGGGCTGAGATTCGTCAAACTCTTCAAGATTGTAATGCTACTTGTGAAGATCCGGCAAAATGTGCCGAGATCTTATGTTCATTTGCCAAATCAATTCGAGATGGATTTTTTGAGCTAGTTTCAATGACCGAACAATCAGTTATTCTGAAGCCATTCAGCAGGCTATTATTGGGTCCTGTAACTGACTGGGATGATTTCGTTGAGGATTGCACTCTTGCTTCCGATGATGAATTCAGAAAACTGATCGGTCAAATAGCTGATGCTGCTTAGACTGCAGGCTTGTCCAGCATTCAAACGATCATTAAAAGATGTTCTGGATAAATTTCCCAAAAGCAAAAAAGCTATTGAAAAGCATATAACCGACTTAACGATAAACCCTGAACAGGGCGATATTTATCCTGGGTTCAATCAACAAATAGTCAGGAAAACTCGCGTCAATCTTAAAGAATATAACCTCAGCTCAAAAAAAGGGCTGAGGTTTATTTTTTTGTCCCTCCCAGACAAGGGAATCCTACTGCCGTTGCACATATTTAAGAAGGGAGAATATAAACAAGAGCAACAAGTCAAAAAGGATATAATAACAAAGCTCAGATCAATTCTGTCCGAACAACAGGAAGCAAAATGCACTGAAAGCCTTTTTTAAGACGTGCCGCTTCTAAATTGCCTGATAAATCACCGCCCCGCTCACCTTCACATACGTCTTAAAAAACTCGGCGAGCGTCAACTCGCTCTCGATATCAAACCTCCTGAACTCATCGTACATCGCTTTCACCTGGGCATGCGCAGCACATTTTTCAGTACAAAGCAGCTGCAGCCCCCCACCAAGCAGGTAGCACACCGCCCGCCGGCCACCGGTCCGGTTCACACACGCAATCGAGCCGAGTTCGTAAGCCGCCAGGACCGCCCGCCGCAGCGAGTACACCGACCACGCGAGGCTATAAATGGTGTCGTCATGCGTCCGCGCCGAGCTGTGCGAAAACGTGTACCCGCCGCCCTTCCGCCTTGTATAAATAAAGGTCCCCATCTCGCTTTCGAGGTCCGTCAGCTGCTCGGAAAACTGCAGCCGCCCCTCCTTCGCCAGCCGGTGCAGCTCCGGAAACAGAATCGTTTGGACGCTCTCCGTCGGCGAGATCAGCTCGATCGGCAGCCCCTCTTCCAGCGCCCACACGTGCAAATCGCTCACCTCGGTTTGTTCGAACACCCCCGCGTCGATCCCGTACTTATCCCGGATCTCCAGGATCGCCGCCTTGATCGCCTTGGCCGTGTTTATTAAAAATTTCCGCTGGTCAAGAATCACATACTCAGCCTCGCCCCCCGGGGTCGCGATTTTCGCCGTCGCCGTCAGCACGGTTGCGTCGTTACGCCCGGCAGCGATCAGCCCCTTGCTCCGGTCCAGCCCGATCCCCACTCGGTACGCCCGCCCCCGAGCGATCGCCTGCACATCCATCACAGGCACCCGGTACTGCCGCCGGCAGGCCTCGATCACCGCCTTGGGGAAAAGCGCGTTCACGACGCTCGAGCGCTTTCCCAGAATATCGCGGCCGAAGGCCTCCGGCAGGCTCGTCCGCGCCAGCTGCCGCGCCCGGCCCCGGTCTATCCACGCAGGCGCACGCGCCGCGTAGTCCTCCAGGTCCCTGTACTCCGTCTCGAAGCTCGCGATCGCCGGGTCCTCGGCCGCCGCCTTCTGCAGAATATGCACATGGCCGTCAAGGCTATCCGTGTTCGAATCGATAAAAATCAACGAGTCCTTGGAATCCAACAGCGACGCCTGCAGGGCCGCGAAGGTCGTCAGGTCCAAATGCGCGTGCCAGTCGGAGACCCACAAAATCGAAATCCGGTCGCCGAAGCCGCTCCGCAAATCCGTCGCGCTGTACTGGATCACGTTCCCCCGGGCAGGCAGCGAGATCGAGAACCCCAAAATCTTATCCCGCGGGACCATCCGCGCCAGACGAGGCGTGTTAAGAATTATGCCCTCCAGAGTTTTGAACATAGTACGCCTGCAGTGGTCCTCGCTCGCACCCAACAACCAAACCTTCGAGTTCTTCAGCGTCGTGAAAAAGTACAGCACCAAGACCGCAAAGCAGGCCGATTTCCCGTGCCGCCGCGGCTCGACGTTCATTATAATGCTGTGCGCAAGCTCCCGGTCGTCGCCGTCCACCCCTGGCCCATCTGTCGCCGGGCAGGAAGGGCAGGAAAGGGCGGCGGCGGAATCCTTGCCCCCCGAGGACTCACCCCCGGAGGGCTTGCGTTCGAACACCGCCCGGATGATCTCCCGCTGCCGCTCGGTGGGCTCGAAAACCTCGTAACGGTTGCTCCGATGCAGAACCCTCGGCTTGATGTCCTGCATCCACCGCCAGAAGCCGGGCTCGCCCTGGCTCCAGGCCTCAACCTTCGAAAGCCGCCTCTTCTTCTTGGTTTGCGTTTCGTGTTGCGCTTCTTCCGTTTCGGTTCTGGTCTGCGTTTCAGGTTGCTTCACGTGGCGCTTTTCCTTACGCGGCTTTCCCTTGTGCGGTTCCGGTTGGTCTTCTTCTTCTTCGTTCATGTGGTTCCCTATGTGGCCTTTCATGTGGTCTTCCATGTGTCGTGCTGCCTTCTGTTAAATGCGCCGGTTAAGTGGTGGTGGTTAAGTGGCGATAAGCGGCGATGGTTAATAGTTTGCGCTTTTGGGTTTGTGGTCCGGGTTTGTGTTTCGCGATCGCGTTTCAGGTTGCCGTTATGGGAAAAAAATAAAAAAAATTATTCCCGCACACCACCCACCACGCCCCGCCGAAGGCCGCCTGGGGGTTCCCACCCCTCCTCCCGGCGATGGTTTCTTGAGACACCAAGCCGGCCGGCTGGCGGCGCCAGAATTTCATATTAGATAACTGTGCATTATGTGACATTAAGTACATAATGTCTGATAATGGTATGTATGTAAACTCTCGGTTTTCATGCTTTTATAATTGTATCAATAAGTTAATCGATTTCACGCCTCGGCTAAGTTCAATCGGAGCGCTATTTGAGACACTTTTCGACGTTTTTCCACCCTGACCCCCGTCAATCATGATACCCCTGTTCGAGATTCCGTCAAGCGCCGCAGGCCTGGGCCGAGGGCGAAACCTGAGACAGTCGGCCAGCGCGGGCAGTCGCCGATCCCCCCCCGCCCCGTCCACTGCCCATGAAAGAGGCGGGAGAGGCCGGGCGGCCGGCCGCAGACCCCGGGGCGGTTTTGGCAGAACCCATCGGGCATGATTTCATATTGCGCGCCCGGTCTGGTCTTTTTCTACAACCTCAAACCGCGTGCCAACCTTGCCCTGCCGTCCTGATTCCGCAAGCTGTCCGCAAGCCGTCCGAAATTTAAACGTTTAAGTACAATATGTTAGGTTGTCTCAGGACGGCTGGACGGCAAGGACGGCAGTTTTATGACCTCCATATTTTTGACCCCTGTCGATTCTTTCTCGCTCCAAAAATCCAAGAGGTGAATAATGCCGTCCTGCCGTCCTGAGAGTGGTATATAAATATTTAAATATTTAATTTTATTATATTTATTGAAGTCATTTTTCAGGACGGCGTACTGGACGGCTCAGGACGGCTGCCGTCCTGCCGTCCTGGGCATCCATTTAAACAGGTCGGGGGCTTGTGATCCAACCGGCCCTTTTTTTTTGCCAACACCTCCCGGGAAATTGAATCTGGCTCCTTGACGTAATTTTCGGTTCGGGTAGAATTTAAAGAAAGATACTTTTTCTACCTTAAAAACGGAAAGGAAGGCAAGAGATGAAACCATTGGAAGATTCGAGTCGGACCTACCTCCAAGTTGACATCAATCGGGTAAACGGCTGGAGCTCAGGTCTGGGGAAGTCCTACAAACGCGAAGGGTATCTGTCACCATGGATCAATTTAGAATCGGACGAGAACGTCAAATCCTTCGGTAAAGGAATCGTTGCCAGCTACAGAAGGGAGGGGCTTCTGCAATCCGTGGTTTTCAATGAGATCGCCAAACAGGGGGTACAGCTCAAAATCGCGGCCGAACTCAGCAAGCAAGTTTCAAAGGATGATTGGCAGGAAATCATTCACCAGGAGGACGGGATGAGGCAGGCCGCCGACGCCTCCGGCATAGAGCCTTGGGAGGTCGCTGCTTATATCGGGCTCGGCATCAAGGACGGAAAGGCAGAAATGTGGGGGGTCTTAACCGAAACAGACGAGATTCACGCCGAATCCTTCCAAGGCTATGATCTGATCCTTTTCTTGGATGGAAAGAAAATTGTGGACGATGTGAACCGCAAACTCTCAATGAACGAGTAGTCTGGATATTGGCAATAAGGGGAAGCGAGATGAGCACCGAGGGTCAGAAACAATACAGGCTCCTGACTGTCCGGCAGACGGCCGAACGCTTGGGCGTATCCGAAAAGATGATTCGAAACGCCCTGTGCCGGGGCTCCAAGACGCAGTTTCCATTGAAGCCTGTGCGGATCGGTGGCGCCGTGAGGTTCAGAGAGAAGGATGTTGCGGAGATTACCGGGTGACCCTGCACACAGATGATGCCCGGCGGGGCGGAAGCGCGGTCAATGACAGAAGAACATCTCAATCAGATTCCAACGGCGGCGGCCTACAAAGCCGGGTGTGCGTTCGTAGTATGCTGCCCCTATTGCGGCGCATACCACAAACACGGCGGCGGCTCGGGCGTGCGGGTGGCCCACTGCAGCAGGGATTTCCGCGGGGGACTTTCAGTAGCGCGTTCGTATCGGCTAGCCCCGGCTGGAAAGGCCCCGGCTGCAATGCGGCGGCACATCCGCCGGCGTCGGAAGCGCAAGGACCCCTTCGCGTTCATGCGATAGGGAAGGGGGAGGCAATAATGTTCACAACGGCCTGCAAGAATCACGATTATCGACAGTTCAAGGTTGATCCCCGCTCCGCGCCGACTTTAGAGTGGGCAGACTTACGTGCTGCGTATTTAAACGTGACGTTGGGCTGCTCCAATAGTTGTCGCTATTGCATTTATCCACACCGCCACCCGCGAGCTCGACTCGTCGACCGCGCGACTCTGTTGGAACTCGCAGAGAGTTTGTCGCGTGCCGGGACGCCGGTCTCGCTGAGCGATGCGTCCGACCCGTGCCAGGCACACCCCGAGGTAATTCGGCTGACGACCGACGTCGCGCGGATCCGGCTCGACTACGGTCTGCCTGTTTGTATTCACACAAAAGGCGGCCTGCGATCGCTGCCACTTTTTAGTCTCCTGAAAGAAAATCCGTGTTCGACTTTCGGTACTTCGCTTTCATTTGTTGACAAAGAGGCCGCTCGCTTTTTCGAGCCCGGGGCCGCTTCGCCGGCGAGCATAATTTCCGCACTCAAAATTGCTTACGAGGCGGGGATTTTCACGTGGCTTTGCATCGCTCCGGTCATCGATCAGCATGAAGCGCTATCCGTGGTTAAAGAAACCGCGGCTTTCATCAGCTTCCTTATGGTGGCGCCTCCGGCGAACAGCCCCGTCGCCCTGCCCGCCCCGGTGATGTCGGAAGCAGAATTCAAGTATCGCCTGCGCGACATCCTCGAAAAACAGCGAGGTCCTTACCGGCGAATATTGCCGTATCATTTTTCGCGTGAAAACTGCGGCACCGCAGAGCCGCGCACCGATGATCTGCTGCGCTTCGCAGGCCAGGTTTCGCTCGAAGCGTGGAATTGAGATTGACCCCGCCCAGCCGGCCAGGTCGTGCATACCTGCCGGCGCTCCGAAAACCCCACACGGCGGGCTTGGGGGGCCGGCAATGCGGAGATGGGAACCGCCTCTGCTGGCCTCCTCTCACATGAGCGGAGATTAAAAAATGAGTACATTCCACGCCGGAGATGAACTGTGAATATCGAGCACACTGGCCTTATTAAAAATCGCATCCGGCAGTCGGATGTCTGGATCTCGGGCAAGAGCCACGAAAACGGCAGATACATCAACGGCCTGAGGTGTCCTTCCTGCGGCGAGTCCGACGCGTATCTCTACATCGCGACACCATGGACCATCTGCTGTAATCGCCTGAACCACTGCAGGGCGAAGACACCGATCCGAGATATCTTCAGGGACCTGTACGATGAGATCGAGCAGTGTTATCCGCCAGTCGAGAGTGATCGCCATCGGCCGGCCCGCGTCTATCTGCAGGCCAGGGGGCTCAACAAGTGCCTCGATGGTCTGCGCTTCGAATACTGGGTGGATGAACGATCGGGCAACGGCGCTGTAATGTTTTTGGTGCGCAGCTACATCGACCCCGACAAGACCGCCTGGAATGGGCGGTTCATCTCGGAGCGAAGCCCAAAAAAATCACATAATCAGGGCGCCACATCCGGAATGTTCTGGCATCACCCCGGGCGTGAACTCGATTTGACTCGCGAAGTATTCTTTACTGAATCGATCCTCGACGCCCTTTCCCTAATCGAGCACGGTCGCCAAGCCATTGCGGTCTTATCTGCCGGCGCATCCCCATCCAGCTTCGAGTTGCCTCAATTTCAAAAAATAACCCTCGCATTCGACGCGGATATAGCAGGACGCGGTGCGCTACGGCGGTGGAAGGAGGCCTACCCCAATGCTAGCGCAATCGAACCCCCGAAAGAAGGCATTAAGGATTGGAACGACTGGTTCCTGTCGGTCGGTAAAGACCACTCAAAAGCGGACGCAAAGTTCGAAGAAAAGCGCCCAGAAATGGAGTGGCGAGCAAGGCTTGCACTGGCAAAAACCGCAAGGGAGTATGCGGAGATTTTTTATACTCGCAAAACGTGTGGCCCCGGGCTCTTTAAGTTCGAGAAAGAACTTTTCTTCGCATCCAAAAAGAGAAATCCCGAGGGGGAAATCGAGATGGTCGTGAAGCGGGTTGGTAATTTCACCTTGCAGACCGATCATTTTCAACTCGATTCAAGCAGTCCGGATGAGCCGGTTCATCGGTTCCACCTGGAGATCACTCCGAAGATAGGGCGCCCGATTCGATGCACAGCAACAGCCGACGAACTCTCCAGCCCGCATGGGCTCCGGACCTTCTTCTTGGCCCGCGGTAAGGTTCTCTGGTCTGGCGACGGTGAGGCTTCAACTGCGCTGATCGATAAAATCGTATCTTCGGGTAAGGCGCCGTGTGTTCGCCAACTACAGGGCATCGGCTACGACGAGCAGTCCCGATATTTCGTGTTCCCCCAGTTCGCCATTACAAGCAGCGGCAAACTGATTGAGCCGAATAAGCAAGGATTTTTTGAGATATCAAGGTCAAATTTTCTCAGGCCGGCGCGATACCGGACCATTTTGCCAAGGGCCGGCCAGACCTCTCCCGTGGAGATCTTTAATCTGCTCAATACCGCCTGGCCGGATCGGGCGGCGGTAGCCGTGGCCTTTCTCGTAGCAAGCTGGTTTGTACATGATATCCGCCCCCGACTGGGCTTTTTTCCATTTTTGTCCCTCTGGGGAAAGCCACAAACCGGCAAATCCCGCTTGGTGCGGCTTCTGAACGGCATCCAGGCGGTCGACGAGGAAGGCCTCCCACTGAATAAGGTCAACACGGCCAAAGGTGAACTGCGAAAGCTCGCGCAATTTAATAGCCTTTGCAAGGGGATGCTCGAGGCGAAGGGCCAGGAGAAGGTCAGATTCGACTTCGACGCCCTACTGACGCTTTACAATCATGGAAATGCCCTCCAGACGCGCGCTGCCACCTCTAATGATCTGCGGAGCCTTGAGGTTGCCTTCGGCGCCACCCTGCTATTCGCCCAAAACATAGAACCGTTCAGCAGTCGAGCACAGAAGGAACGAGTGATCAGCCTGC